CGCGCCCTCATCACATTTACATTTACATTTACATCTACATCCACATTTACATTTACAATACGCATGGCCTCGCCCCTGTTGCGTACAGGGGTAGAGGCCCACAAGTATAAGTCAAGTCCAACGGCGCATTATTATGCACGCCGTGCTCGAACACGTCCTTTCAGGACGGTGCTGGTACCGCAAGTTCCCTTGCGGGTTGGTGAACCCCGTGATCCTCGTAAGGAGGACTCGATTGATCTTCGTCTTGATGTTCTTGGTCCTTTGTTACGAGAACATTATCCTGTCGTGCCTGCTGCTTCTCAAAGAGCATTGCTTGCCGCTTTTGACAAGCGATGCAATTTTTATAGCAGTAGGCGCGTGTCTTCCGAAGTTATCGAGGCCTCTTTGGATCTGCTGAAGAGGGTGGCACCTTCGCCCCTAGCACCTATCGAATGGACTCCAGAACTTTTCCACACTTGGAATGCCCAATTCAAACCTGAGAAGCAAGCCCGTCACCTTAAGGTCTTCCCGCTTGTGGCTGATATTACGTCAAAGCAATTCAGCGCCAAGCAGATCTTCGTTAAGGTGGAGGCTCTTCTCAAGCGACATGATACCAATTGGGCTCCTCGTGTCATCAACCAGTCTTCAGACATACACAACGTCGTGCTCGGACCTGTTATGCAGGCGTGCACTAAGCGTATGTTTCGTGCTTTTGATCAGAAGTCGGATCCCGATGACTCCATCGTTTTCTGCGGGGCTTATGCCAAGCAGACCGAGGAGTTATGCAAATTTATCACTCAGGGAGGCAGTTCTGCTTCTTTGTTTGTTGAATCTGATTTCAGTTCAAATGACGCGACACAGTTACGCGACGTTGTCGTGTTAGAGACTACTTGGCTGCGGCGCTTGGGAGCACCTTTGTGGATCACATCTTTGATGCTGGTCGCAAATTCTTATGTTGTACGGTCACGCCAGTTCGCGGTAAGCGGACGAGTGGCCAACCAGCTCCCCACTGGCGCCCAGTCAACGACTTTTCGAAACACCATGTGGAACGCTTCTCAAGTCCACTGTTTCGGTCTCAAACATTCCGCACGTGGGAATTGTTTGCTTCTTGGAGATGATATGCTGTTTAGATTTGATAATCCTTTTTCTAAACGGCCTCGCACCATCTCGCGTGGGTACACGTATGTGTGTAAGCGCGCGGGCATGGTGGCTAAGGTTAAATGCCGACGCCACCTTTCAGAATGCGAGTTCCTCTCCAAGCAATTCGTGATGACTGATTTTGGATACGTTCTTGTGCCCAAGTTGGGTAAAGCATTAGCCAGGTTCAATGTCCGAGCTAGCCGTAATGACGCCGTTTCTGACGTCAATTATTTGGCTGGCAAGGCTTTGAGCTATTCTTATGAATTCCGGCATATGCCTCCCATTTCTCGGGCTTTCTTTGAACGATTTGAGCAGCTCGCCGACCAACTCGGAGAAGTCGATTTTGACGGACTAGGTTGGAACGCCAAGGGTGCCTTTCTGCTCTTCGGAGTGGACGGCATTATTGAAAAAATACAGACATGTTCTTCCGTGGCTAATCGCCACGACATGACTAGATTTTACCACTGGCGCTACAACCTCACCGCTTCCGACGTTCTCGTGGCCGTGCTTGCTATTCTCTTTGGAGAAGACGATCTAGACGTGGCCTCTGTTCAACGTATTACAGAGGACTTTCTGGACTAGCTCTTGCTGACTGACAACTACTGTGGGCCTTACACATAGGCCATGGACTCCCGCACAAACGCGATGATTCTCCTAGCGAGG